GCGTCATGGCCGAAATCTTCTGGCGCTGGTCGTAGTTCAGGTCCGAGAATACATAGTCGCTCACCTCGCAGGGGAGGCTCTTCACATAGCCGTCATAGATGTGAAACTGCTTGTTCCCCATCCAGACCGCTTTGGTGTCGACCATGACCACCGCACCCGGAGCGAGCAGGCCGCACTTGGAGCCCATCTTCTCGAAGCTGTAGACCAGGGTGCCGCCGATATAGCGGGCGGCGTGCATGTCGTCGGTTGTCCAGATGAGCGTCTCGCCCTTGGCGCGCCGGCCAGCTCCGATGATGCCGACGCCCTCGAGAGAGAAGCTGCCCGCCTGATTGGTGGGCGCCGGGGTCCACAGCGTCAGAGACTCCTGGTCGGCCCACTGCACTTTTCTCGAGAGACCGCCAGCGCCCAGAGCCATCACAAACCGCTCAGGGGTAACCACCACTCCTCGATTGTTGAGCGGGGCGTTGGTCATGACGACGGCCAGATTCACGGGATTCTTGTCCCAGGAGTACAGCTTGCCATCGTTCGGACTGCAGCTCCCCACCAGGAATTCACCGAAGGTATCGAGCTGCCAGACCGCGCAGGGAGTGATCGACTGCTGTGCCGGGTTCCCCGTACCGTACGGCCCGGACCCATAGTTGCCGTCGCCATAATTCGCGGCCGGCTGAGCGGTGAAGTCCGTCGCCCTCGAGTCGATGGCACCGGCCGTGAAGCCGGTCGGGGTGATGTCGTAGAGCACGCCAACCGAGTGCGCGTAGAGCTTCGAATTCGTGCCCACGGCCAGGAGCTGCTGGCCGTCATTGCCACGCCAGCCCACAATGGCGCGCGGCGCGCCGGAGAGCGTGAAGATCGTATTGTCCGTGACGGTCGCGGGCGTCAGCTCGGTCCGGACGGTCAGTACGTCGAGGGTGACAATCGTCACGTCCGTCGCCTTGGTAATGGCGATGCCCGCGAAATTGTGTGTTCCCCCGAGATAGTTCACGCCGGGGTTGTAGGAGACCAGGACGGAGCGCGTTCCACCCCCCTCCGGTTCTTTCCAGATGTCAATCTGGGTGGAGGAGATCATGGTGAAGCCGAGGCGGAACGTGCTGTTCTCGGTGACATCGAAGCCGAAGGTGCTCAGCAGCGTCGCGCTATTCGAGGAGTTGTATACCTCCAGGCGAATCACAAACGGACGCCGGCCCGAGAAGGCCGTTCCGTTGGACGACTGGATGTCCAGCTCGAAGCGCTCGCTTGTCAGGCTGATGGCCGCGAAGATCAGCTTACGCTGTTCCGACGAGTTGAGCCCCAGGGTTGCATCCGCCCGCACCTCGACGAAGCCCTCGGTCTTAGCCGCGAACGTGAACGAGGCCGCGTTGATCGCACGATGCAGCCCGGCGCCCGCGCCGCTTTTGCACCGCACCTTGTTGGACTGAATCTCCAGCGCGGTGTCAGTGTCTGTCCACGCGCCCCCGGTGTTGGGGGTGTGCGACGCCAGTGTCACGCCGTTGGTGTCGGTAAACTGATCGATCAGGTGATTGGTGTACGTGGCCGGCGTGATTGTGGGCGCCTGGCCCTCGGCCTTCAGCTCCTCCCAGCCGCCGATAGGGCGCACGGTATCCTCGAAGCATCGCACCAGCGAGGCATCGTAGTACCGGCCCTTCGACTGATACTTCGTTCCGTTCCGAGAAATTCCCGGAGGGAATTTGAGTTCAACCAGCGGCATGTGCTTAGCCCTCTTCTATCCAGCGGGCCCCGACTTCCCGACGCTTGATCAGGCCGGCCAACGGCCGCAGCGCGCCGGTCTTGGGGTCGCGCGCCTTATTCCACCGGCGGAAACGGGCCGCTGCATCCTTCCAATCCTCCCGGCGCAACGCTTGAACGACTCCGGCATCGTCGGCCGGGTCCAGGACGTTGTCGCCGTCGAGGGCCCCGTTGCCGACGTTGAAGACCAGGTCGGTGAGCGCGTCCAGACGGCGGCCCACCAGATTGGGCGCGAGTTTCTTGGCCGCGTCCTCGTGCTTGCGTACGTCCAGCAGGAGCCAGGCCTCGGCCTGAGCCTTTGTGATGGGCGGTAGGTTGAGGGATGGCACACGTCTGCCGTATCCCTGCGTTGGGTATCCCGCCGGACACAGATACGGCTTCAGTACGAGGGTCTCCGAGACCCGGATGAGATCGAACAGTTCGTTACCCGCCATTGGGGCCCTTTCCCATCTTGCTCAGATAGTTCGTCAGCTTCACGCGCTGAGTCATCAGCGCGCCGCCTATGGCCAGGACGACGGCATGCCAGGATTCTATGGCGTGGAGATACAGCCCGCCCCCGGCCGCGCCGAAGAGCAGGAAACCGTACCACACCTCGGCCATGGGCTGCTGCGCCGTCAGGAGCTTGATCGAGGTCTGCAGCTCACCGATCATGACTTTGAGGTCGCTCATGTCGCGCTTCAGGGTCTCGATGTCGTCAATCACGTGGACCATCTGCTCCTTCAGCGCTACCGCCTCCGCATCTCTGCGGCCTTCGGCGCGGAAGGCCTCCGCGCGTGTAGGCATCTCGTCGGTCATGCTAGTTCACGACCCGATCCTGGTGCGAGATACCCTGGGCCTTGCCCGAGTACACCCCGTTCACTGATCGCAGCGAGAACCACTTGACTTCTGTTGCGAACAAAGACGAAGCGGCCCCAGATACGTCGTCCTGGGCCGAGCTGTCAGTGTCGCGCCCCACGTTGGCGAAGGAGCTGGTGCTCAGCAGGAACGTCCGAGTACCGCCGGACGCGACGACCATCATCTCGAAGCGTAGTACCTTCCCGGCGCCAGGAGGATTCGAGGTCTGAATGGTCTTCGTACCCGTGTGCGAGAGCGTGACGAGAAAGAAGTTGCCCAGGCTCAGATCCAGAATGAGCGTTTCGTTGCCGTTGGTCGTACTGACCACCGCGACCGCAGTTTCCTCGATCTTACCGGTCAGCGTTCCGCCCGCCTTGGGAAACGCGGCGTTCGCCACATCGGAGACGGCCTTGATCGTCGAATCGATGAGCGAGAGATCCGAGTTGAGTTTCGTTCCCCAGGAGCCGTTCGACCCCCCGACTTCCGGGAGAACGAGGCTGTAGTTTGTAGTAGTTCCGTCCGCCATGGTGTTCCTATTCTCCGAGAGGATTTTTCGGACGGACGATGGGCGTGTTCCCGCCGTACTCCGCCGAGTCACGTGCTTTTTCCAGCTCGTCGAGGGCGGTGTTGAGCAGACCCTCCCACTCCGTGAGACGCTCGTCATCCCGTAGGAACGGTGCGCTATGCATCAGCGAGCCGTACAGGTAGATGTCGGGGTAATCCGTCAGCAACCAATTCGTCGGAGCCGAAGCGGAGAGCGGAGTAATCTCCGCGTCCCAAATGATCTCGGCGTCATAGCTCGTGTCCGGCACCGGTCCCAGAAGCAACGTGCCATCGACAACGGCGAAAACTGTGGGAATCCCCGAGGGGCCCCACTGCGCCCGTATGAGGTTCACGCGCTCGGGGGTGGTCAGCCGAAGCTCCCCCTTGAGGTCGGCCCCGTTCAGGTAGAGCGAGCTGACTTCCTTCACCCCGGCCGGGAGAATGTATTCGCCCGTCGGGCCGAGAAGGATGGACGACCGAACGCGCACCTGCTTCGCCCGCAGTCTGCGCCGGAGCTTGGCCTCGCAGAGGACGATGAAATCCGGAATTTCGGAGGTCAGCTCGTCCCGATTCAGCCAGGACCTGATGGACGCCTGTAAGTCCGTGTACGATGAAAACGCCACCTAGACCCCCTCGATGCCCGGCGGAACGACGATGCCGCTCACACCAGATTCCACTTCACATTCGCGCAGGGCTCGCGCGTGTTCGAGGCGGTACTCCATGGCGCCGGTGTGCCCGATCTGCTTGGAGAGGTCGTGGTCCACCAGTATCCGATAGCCGGCCGCCCGGGCCTGCCTGCAAAAGTATACGTCTTCGCTCTGCCAGCGGCCAGTGGACTTATCATACGTGGTAAGAAACGCGGGTGGGGCGATCTTCTCGAAGATCTTGGTCTGCATGAGCGCGACCGAGAATTCGCAGCCTTCAACCTCCTCCAGGCCAGTGCTCTCCTCGGATGTCTGCAGGATCGTGTGGCGGCCGTGCTCGAGATCGAGGTGCTTGAGCGCCGTCATCTCTATGGGGAACCGCCGCGTGACTCCGTTGATGGCCACCACGGGTTGGTTGTGGTACAGCATTGCGTTGAGGAGGTTCATCGGAAACCTCGTTACAGAGGAGTCGAGCCACAGAATGTGTGTGGCGCCCCTCTGGAGCGCTTCCAGGACGAGAGCGTGCTTCGAATCCCCGTGCAGGAGGTAGATGTCGGCCACGCCCTGCTTGATCAGGGTAGCACCGATGGCGCACATGAACCGGCTGAGTCGGTGGCCGAATTCAGCGCTCCACGATTTGCTGGAGGACACGCAGATGGCCACGTTGAGCCAGGGCTGCTGAGTGTCACCCTCGTACGGCGTCTTGTCCCGCTCGGGGAACGGAATGGTGTTGTCGCTCATGAATGGGCGTCCCTTTAGACGCGGCCGGGCCGGGTACGAAAGACTTTGTTTTCCGAAGCATTGAGAAACGCGCGCCTATCTGCGTCGGTCCGCAGTCGACCTTGACGTACAAGATCATGATACAGCACGAGAGGAATCGAGGCGACTCGCACCCCCACCATGCTGTCGTCTTTCCACGGCGCGCGCTCGTCATGCTCGTTGCGGAGCCGCTGATTCAGGTCGAGAATGCGATGGTCGTCCTGCTCCGTCTGAACGCTCACCGTGTCCTCTACGTCGTCGTAGTAGACGTACTCCCGTGTGCCCGCCAGCCGGTCCTCGCTCAGTAGCCGCTTGGTGATCATGACTAGAACATCTCCCAGCTGGCCGTGATCGTAGCAGTCGGTCCGACGTGGAGGCGGTTGTCGTCGAGTGCGTACATCACCCCGGGCCCCACGCCTACACTGATGCTCGGTTTGATCTTGGCCCAGAACGACTTCGTCACCGGCGCCGCATCTGCGACCTTTTCAGTCGCGACTAGCCCTGCCTCCGTGCGGTTCACCCCGGCCAGTAGCTCGGCCGCGTGCGCCATGGAACTATCCACCTGGGCTCGAAGGTCTCCGGCCTGCGCCTCGAGGCTGTCAATGATCGAGTCCCGCCCGGCCACGATAGGCGCGCAGTCCGGCGTAACCGGCTGGGTGCGCACCTCCCGTATCTTGGTCGCGGTCGCGGTCGCGCGC